GTTGATCCGTTCAGGAAGATATTGGAGTGAATCATGGCGATCGCCCTCAAGGACATCCTCGCACTTCTCGAAAAGATCATCGACCTGGAGGCCCAGGTCGAGACGGCCATCGAGAGCGAGAAGGATAAGGACAGACGTGAAAAGTATACGAAGGCTTTTCGGGATCGGGATCTTAACGCTCTGCGCGCTCTGCTTTTTGACTGAGGCGTGCTCGCGTTATAACCCGGCCCTCTACCCGTCCTACGACGTCTTGAACCCGGGCCCCGAGGTTCGCCTGAATCCGCTCGCATTCACCGAGGACGGAAATCTGATCGTTAACCAGGCGTTCATCCGCTGGGTCGATGAACTCAAGCGGGAAATCATCAAGCTCCGAAAGGCGTCAAGGGGGAAGTGATGATCGGACCAGAAATAGTACAGGTGGCTCAAGAAGCAGCGGCGGCGGCCGGGGGCAAATCGACGATCGTTCTCGATGCCGGAATGATCGTGCTGATCGTGTCCAACGTCGGGGCCTGGATCGCCCTGCTTAAACGCGGGACGCAAAAGCCCAAAGATCCAGCGCCGACAATTCCAGCGGCTCCAGGGAACGGAGTTTCAAATCTGCTCCGGGACCACGGTGAAAAGCTGCAAAAACATGAAACGGAGATTTCTGGAATCAACAAGAACATGACGGAGTGGCGAAAAGAGAATCGCGATGACCACCAAGTGATCTTCAAATTATTGAGGGGCGAGAAGGAATGAATATTCTCAAGGTTCCGATCTCCTCCGTCGTCCCGTGGGCGAAGAACCCGCGGGGGATCCTGGAGGGAGACTTTGCCCGCCTAAAAAAGCAGATCCAGAAGCTCGGGCTCTACAAGCCGCTCGTCGCGTGCAAGGAGAACGGGAAGTACGTCGTCCTCGGTGGCAACATGAGACTCCGTGCGCTGAAGGAATTCGGCTTAAAGGAAATCGATATCAGCATCGTCGATGCGAAGACCGAGGCAAAGAGGATCGAATACGCGCTGAGCGACAACGACCGCGCCGGCTATTACGAGGAGGACCGCCTCGCGGAACTCGTCCTTCCCCATGTCGCGGAGATCGACCTCGGCGATTTTAAGGTAGACCTGGGATCCCCGATGGACCTCAAGGCCGTCATCGACGGGATCGGGCCGGACCTCAGGAATGACGAGAAGGATCTCGACGAGCTCGAGACGAAGAATGAATGCCCGAAGTGCGGATACAAATGGTGAAGAAGCCAACCGTTATCAGCTTGTTTTCCGGATGCGGAGGATCCTCGCTCGGCTACAAATGGGCCGGATACCGGGAACTCTTGGCGATTGACTTTGACAAGAAGGCAGTCGAGACCTTCCGGCTTAATTTTCCGGACGTCCCATGCTGGCTGAGGGACGTCAAAGGGGTGACCGGACGCGAGATCCTCGAATTCTGCGGGATAAAGAAGGGGGAACTCGACCTGCTCGACGCGTCGCCCCCATGCCAGGGGTTCTCGACCGCGGGAAAACGCAGGATCACGGATCCGAGGAATGACCTGTTCATGGAATTCGTGCGGCTCATCAGGGCGCTCGCGCCGAGGACCTTCGTCATGGAGAACGTCTCGGGGATGGCGAAGGGATCGATGCGCGGAATATTCAACGAGGCGCTCAGGGAACTCCGGAAATGCGGTTATTTGGTCAGGTGCAGGCTGATGAACGCGAAATGGCATGGGGTCGCCCAGAACCGGCCGAGGCTGATTTTCATCGGGGTCAGGAAAGACCTGGGGCTGAGTCCGGATTATCCGGAAAGGATGAGAAGGACGAAGACTTTTGCGGAGGCAACTTCCGGAATTCATGATAAGGAAACGCCGCCGGCGCTCACTCATTTTTTCCAGAAGTGGATTCCGCTCATGAGGGAGGGCCAATCGGTCGCGGACGTAAGAGGGGTCAGGAAGGACTTCCAGACCAGGAGGGTGCACCGGAACCGGCCGTGTCCGGCGCTCGCCGCGCTCGTCGGGGGAATAGGATTCGGGGCCCTCATCCATCCGACCGAGGACCGCGTGCTTTCGATCGGGGAATTAAAGCGCATATGCTCGTTTCCCGACGACTTCAAGCTGGTCGGAAGATATCAGATCAAGAAGAAGAGCCTCGGGAACGCGGTCATGCCGAAGTTCATGGAGGCGATCGCGAGGGTGATCAAGGACAAGGTGCTAGGTCATGCCCCCAGTTAAGGATGTCAAGTAAATGAAAAAATTCGGTCCGACACCAAAAAGACTCGATCCCTCAAAGGTCGAATCTATCGCCGCGATGGGCGGGACGAATGAGCAAATAGCGGCGATCCTCGGGATATCCCCGACCTCATTGAAAAATATACGGCGCCGCCAGAAGACGATCGACATAGCGATCAGGCGCGGCAAGGACAAAGCTGATTTCCGAGTCGTCGCGGCGCTCTATCATAAGGGGGTCGGCTATTCATTCACAGATCTCAAGGAGAAGAAAATCGATGTACCGGGTGACACGACGGCGATGATTTTCTGGCTGAAAAACCGCCGGCCGCACGAGTGGAAGGACCGGCACGAGGTCAAGGGCGCCGTCAGCCTCACGGCTAGGCTCTCGCTCGCGGATATGAAAAAGAGCCTGAAGGGGGTCGATGATGGAACTTGACGCCAGGTCCGCGCGCGTCGTGAGGACGCTCCTCCAGAAGTACCGGGAGGACCCCGTCTTCTACGTCGAGCACGCGCTCGGACACCGGACCTGGTCGAAGCAGCGCGAGACGCTCTGGTCGATCCGCGACAACGAGAAGACGGCCGTCCGGGCCTGCCACGGGGTCTCGAAGACGTTCTCCGCGGCCGAGATCGCGACCTGGTTCCTCAACTGCGTCGAGAACTCGAAGGTCATCACCACGGCGCCGACATGGACGCAGGTCAAGATGCTCCTCTGGTCCGAGATCAACGCGATCTACGCCCGGAGCCGGTTCGAGCTCGAGGGCGAGTGCCAGACCATGGACATCAAGACGGCGGACGCGGACCACTACGCGATCGGCTTCTCGACGGACAAGCCGCCCCGCGCCGAGGGCTGGCACGCGCCGTCGATCCTCTTCATCTTCGACGAGGCGAAGGGGATCCCGCGCTGGGTCTGGGACGCGAGCCGCGGCTCGATGACCGGCGGCTTCTGCCGCTGGCTCGTGATCTCGACGACCGACGGCGTCCAGGTCGGGGACGAGTTCTGGAAGATATTCCAGGGCGACCGGAGCGAGTGGAACAGGATCCACGTCTCCGCGTTCGACTCGCCGTACGTCACGGGCGAGAAGTTCCGCGGGATCGACGTCCCGGACCCGATGCGGCCGGACCGCTTCAAGAGGACGTGGATCTCGCCAAAGGATTTCCAGATCCAGATCGCGACGCCGAAGTACATCCAGACCTGCTACGACGACTGGGGTAAGGACTCGGTCCTCTCGCTGACCAAGGTCAACGGCGAGATCGTCGATGCCGGCGCCGACACGATCATCAAGCTCTCCCAGGTCATGCAGATGTTCAAGAACTGGGAGGACCCGAAGTTCGGGCTCGAGGGCGCGGAGGAGGGCGGGATCGATGTCGCGCGCGGGGGCACGGCCGACACCACGTTCACGCACCGGAAGGGCCTCCGGGTCATAGGGAGGAAGGTCATCCCGACGCCGAACCTCCCGGAGAAAGCGAGGCTCGTCTTCATCGCGGACGAGGCCGAGACGTACTTCGGCCACAACCGGAAGATGAGGATCAAGGTCGACGACACGGGGGTCGGCGGCGGCGTGACGGACATCCTGCAGTCGAGGAAGTACAAGATCGTCCCGGTCAACTTCGGGGGCAAGGCCGGCGACCCGGACAAGTACCCGGATGTCGCCTCCGAGATGTGGTTCGAGGTCGGGGCGATCGTCCACGAGATCGCCTGCCCACCTGATGACCGGCTCCAGGCCGAGCTCGTCAACAGGAAGTCGAAGGCGCTCGACAAGGCCGGCCGGCGCGTGATCGAGAGCAAGAAGGAGTACACGGAGCGGACGACCCTCCGGTCGCCCGACTGCGCGGACTCGTTCCTCCTCGCGTTCTACAACCCGGGCTCGGGGAGATACTACGTCGGCGGGGGCGGCCGCGACGTCGGGCCGGACTGAGGACAATGAGCGTATTCAACAGGACGGGAAAGCTAAGGGCCGAGGTCCGGGAGCTCACGGGGAGGGTCGGCCAGCTCAAGACGCAGAATGAGCGGCTCGTCCACGAGTTCGTCCTCATGAAGGGCGAGGCCGACAAGAAGTACGTCGGCAACGAGTACAAGGACTACAAGACGGCCGTGAAGGCCATCTCCGAAAAGTACGTCGGGACGGCGGACTGGGGCGTCCTCCAGACGCGGAACATCGTCGACCTCCGGTCCGCGTTCATCCTCGGCGAGGGGATCCGCGTCTCGCACACGACGAAGACCCGGGCCGAGGCCGAGCAGGAGCTCGGGTTCGCCAAGGACTTCGTCCGGTTCAACAACCTCGACGGCCAGCTCGACCAGCAGATGGCGAAGGAGGCCGAGATCGAGGGAAAGATCGCGATCAAGCTCACGCTGGAGGACCTGAGGGAAAAGCCCTACAACAAGTGGACGAGCATGGTCTCGACGCGCTACCTCTCCTGGCAGCTCCTCGACTACAAGATCGAGGCGGACCCGGTCGATTACCTTCTCTACAAGAAGCTGACCTGGCCGAAGAAGACCGTCGGGACGAAGGAGATCCCGCTTGGCGACCTCGAGCCGTCGCGGTTCGTCTACGCGAAGTTCGGCGGCCGGCTCAACGAGCCCAACGAGGCGCAGCCGAAGATCATGGCCTGCCTCTCCATGGTCGACCGGCTCGACAAGGCGCTCCGGGACCTGCGGGAGATCATGCATTATTTCGCGTCGCCGACGCCGCACTTCAAGGTCGCCGGCAAGGACGAGGGGCTCGCCCTCGACGAGTACCTCCGGAGCATCAACTGGAAGATCGGGAAGTTCGTCGTCACGACGGCCGAGTTCACCATCGTCTCGGCGGACGTCCGGGGCGCGGACACGCTCGTCTCGGAGATCGAGCTCGCCGTCAAGATGATCAGCGGCGCCACGGGGATCCCGATCCACTACCTTGGGCTCCTCGACCTCCTGAAGAACCGCGCGACCGGCGAGAACGTCCGCGAGCTCATCATGGCCGCGACGACGTCCGAGCGGCAGACATGGATCGGCGTCTACGAGGAGGTCTTCACCAAGGCGATGGAGATGTGGAACAGGAACAACGCCTCCCAGAAGTCGGAGGGCGCGCAGCTCGACCCGACGAGGGTCAAGGTCGACATCCCGCAGATCACGCAGGAGCACTGGGACCGGGTCGAGAAGGTGCTCATCCCCGCGGCCACCGGCGGCATCATCAGCAAGGAGTACGTCGCCGAGCAGATCCCGGGAATCGACATCGAGGCCGAATCGGAGCGCAGGAAGACGCGGGAGGCGGCGGAGGCGGCCAGGGCCAAGGAGGAGATGCGGGCGCTCAAAGAGGACCTCGATGGGGGGGGAGGGCCACGTGCATGATATCCACGGCGACGGCCGTCAGGGTCGCGGGCCTGGCGTTCATCAAGGCCAGGTGCCCGCGGTGCGGCAGCCGGGCCTACCGGAAGCCCTGCCCCTGCTGGATGACGAACAAGGGGTGGGCCGAGTGCGCGAAGTGCGTGCGCTGCGGCCACACGATCGGCCTGGGGAAGGCCGGGAGGAGATGAGATGCCATACGAGAACGAGCACGCGTGCCGGCTGAAGGACCCGGGGCTCTTCGTCCGGATCCGCGAGCTCTGGCGGAAGGGCGGCAAGCGGGGAATCGGCGGCCCGCTGAAGTCCAGTCCGGGCGGCGGGACCGAGACCCAGGCCATCCGGTACGACCGGACGAAGGTCACGGCGGCCGAGGCCCGGGCGGACTGCCGGGAGAAGGGCGGGTCGTTCGAGGCCGCCACGGGCCGGGGCCCGGTGAAGGAGACGGAGTCGGAGTACCTCGACCCGAAGAGGAACCCGATGATCAGGACGGGAGGAGGAAAAGGATGACGGTTCTGAGCACGGACACGACGAAGAAGAAGGACGAGACGACGCTCTCGGAGTTCCTCGAGGAGACGAGGGACGGGGACGGCGAGGCCGTCGGGATCGTATCCCGCATCCCCCAGAAGCCGGTGACGACGAAGCCGGGGGAGCAGGCGGCCGCGGCCGGCCAGCCGAAGCCGAAGCCCCGGAGGATGCTCACGACCTCTGGGCTCGACGACGTCGCGGGGTCGATCGCGCGGCAGAGGAAGACGGCCGAGATCCTGGCGCAGCGCGCGAAGGCGGCGGCGCCCGCGGCCCCCGAGCCTCCGAAGCCGAGGACGGGCCCGAAGGCCGGCGGCGGCTCCGGGAAGGGTCGAAAAGCGGCAGATGAACACGGTCTAAGGAGATAAACGGAATGAACATCAGGGACAAAATGCTGAACGCTTATTTCAAGGTGGCCGAGAAGATGGAGAGGGAGCCCGGTCTTCTTGCTTCCGCCCATTACTTCCACCGGACAAAGAAGGTTGCTTTTGTTATCAAGGCCCTCCGCCTTGATAAAGACGGCCTCCTGCCTGGGGAAAGAGAGGCCGGGGCGAAATGAGAAAGACCGTCGTCATCTCGACCTGCTCCGAGTGCCCGCACGTCTCGTTCGTGGCGACCCAGGACAAGGAGCGGCCGAGGATCCCCGTCGGCTGCGGATGGAGCAAGAAGAGCTTCGACTACGAGTTCATGAACGTCGAGCCGATCCCGATCCCGGACTGGTGCGAGATGCCGGACGCGGAAGAGGGCGATGTTCCGGACCGGAAAAAGGACCCGCACCAGGAGGACTACGGATGAGCATGAGGATCCGCGTCACCCTCCGCTGTATGGCGGCCTCAGAGATCGCCGACATGATCCCGAGGGAGACGATCGAGGAGATCCGGAAGACCGATCCGCGGCCGCTCTTCAAGGCCTACGTCGCCGCGCACGAGGGCGAGGCCACGGGCGAGCTCGTCGGCTTCGGCAACATCGTCAAGCGCTGGTACCGGGCCGCGATCGAGAAACTCCACGACAAGATCGAGGAGGGCCTCGAGGTCTTCCACAGCCACGCGGCGACGAACGACCGAAGCGGCAGCCTTCCGATCGGGCGCGTCGTCGCCAAGAAGCTCAAGCTGATCGAGGGCCGGCTCTCGACCATCGTCGCCTGCTATATCCTGCCGGGCCACCGCCGGCAGCAGCTCGACGTCGCATCGATCGAGGCGGACCTCAACCTCGAGGTCGATCGGGAGGGGAACATCATCGCCGCCGGCGTCAACGAAGTGACTGGCCTGGCCCTCGCCAACTCGGAGGTCGCGAAACCCGGTTTCGACCATGCAACTCTGATCGGCGAGCTCCAGGCGTTCGCGAAAAAGAACCTAAACAAGGAGGAATTCATGAAACCCACCGCGGAGGAGATCAAGGCCATGATCCGCGAGGCCGAGCTCCAGCCCTCCGACGTCTTCGGATTCGGAGAGCTCAGGGCTGACCCCGTCATCCTGGAGCAGATGCGGGAGAAAAACGCGAGCCCGGAGATCTACTACGAGATCAGGGATCTCAAGCGGCAGCTCGCAGAAACCGGGAAGCAACTGACCGAGGCGACGAGGCAGAACAAGGACCTCACGGAGAAGCTCAGCACGCAGGACGGCGCGCTTAAGACAGGGCAGCTCGAGGTCGCCAAGACCAAGGTCGGGACGCTTTTCGAGAAGCAGAAGGGCGAGCGAAAGCTCGACGAGAAACAGGAGAAGTTCATCCGCGCGCGTCTGCCCCGCTTCGTGCCGCAGAAGGCCGAGGAGGTCGAGAAGGAGTTCAACGCCTATCTCGACGGGGAAATCGACGAGTACGCGAAGATCGCGAAGGACGTCTTCGGGATTGAGGCCAAGCCGGGCGGGAACGGCGATCAGGTCGACAAGAAGAAAGATGGGGCCACGGGGCCGGTCGACAAGACGAAGGAAGAGAGCCCCGCGAACAAGTACATCAGCCCGGCGACGAACCCGATGATCAAGACCTTCGGACAATAGGCGCGAGGCGGAAGGGAACGGACGAGAGAATTTAGTTAACTAAGGAGAAAGACAATGCCTGATGCGTTCAGGTGCGCCACCCCGATGGAGGACTGGCGTACGTTCAAGTTCACGGTCACGGAGAGCGGGGGCATGCTCGGGATCAAGGCGGCGATCAAGGCGGGGGTCTCGTACCTCTACCGGGTCAACGACGCCGTCGGGATGCTGCTCGAGTCCGCCCTCGTCGACGAGGAGGCGGTCTTCGCCTACCACGTCGAAAAGGTCATGGTCCCCAAAAAGACCGGGTCCGCCGAGAGCTTCCTCCCGGGCGACCGCGTCTATTGGGATCCGGCGGACAGGCTTGTCACGCCGGTCTGGAACAGCGGGTTCCTCTGGATCGGCATGGCGACCGAGCCGGCGACGATCACCGACGAACGCGTCGAGATCGACCTGTTCGGCAGCCACGCCCAGGCCGAGGCGGACATCTAAGGAGGGCACCCCAAGATGAGAAGCAACATTTTCAATCTCAACTATGAGACCTTCGACATCCACGACCCGGAGCAGCGCAAGCAGCTCATGGGCGCCCTGCAGTACTACTGCGCCCTCCCGAACAAGTTCGTCCACGAGCGGTTCGCGAAGGTCAAGGAGTTCATCCTCGACCACCAGAAGGTCCGGGAGTTCACGCTCATGTCCGACGGCTGGACGAACGAGAAGGCGATCGACATCCTCAAGAGCTTCCACATGACGCCCGTCTACGACATGGGCTACGAGCAGGTCTTCGAGGTCGCCGACTACACCGGCTCGAAGGCGAGCGGATTCGACGTCGCGGCCGTCCGCAGCGGCCTCACCGTCAAAGAGGTCAAAGAGGGCGAGAAGCTCAAAGTCTACCAGATGGCCGGGGCCAAGGAGCGGGTGTACTTCTGCTACTACGGCGCGGCCCTGGGCTGGCACCGGCGCCTCTTCGAGGACGGCGACTGGTGGACGGTCGAGAAGACCGGGAAGGAGTTCCGGAACAAGCACTACGGCAAGCGGGCCGCCGTCTTTTATGCCCTCCTCGAGGCCGGGGCGGACGCGAAGACGTGCTGCGCCCAGATCCCGTCGGACTGCCCCGACGACTGCGACGCGGACGCCCGGTCGATCGCCCGCTCGCTCAATTACGCCGCGATGAACATCCTCGAGACCGTCAAGGACCGCGGTTACACGATCGACCCCCAGACGACGGTTTTCAAGGTCGTCACGCCCCTCCGGCTCAGGGGGCGCGTCCGCTACGCCCTGGGGCAGCGGATGCAGGCCTTCGCCGACTCCGAGCGCCTAATCGACTACAACTTCCAACAGGTCACGAGCATGATGCTTCAGAACCATGACAGGATCATCGTCGCCCTGCCGGGCGAGACGATGATCGCGGGCTACAGGTCCGACCTCGAGCTCCTGGACGACTT